TATCTGACAGAGGTGTTAACTTTAGCAGGTCAAGTGGTGGTGATATAGGTGATGTTAATGGCTTAGAGCAAATGGAGTGTTTTCAAAATGCTCTGAGACACGCTAAAAAGTTCGCAATTAATTTTAATAAATAGGAGATATTATGAGTAATACAGATACAGATGACGATAACAAAATGACTATGTGGAACGGAATGCAATGGATGGTTTGGTTTGGCAGAAATGGAAAAGATAGCTCATTTCGAGCTGACCCAGTAATTATAACTGCTCCAAGATGGCACGTACAAGATGCTAAACAATGGATTCAAGACCGAACTGGTTGTTACATTTCTAGCATTTCTTTGGTAAGAGGAGGTGATGATGACAGTTAAAGCATTACAAGATGGTGAGTTTAACGTGTCACTTGCAGACGATGTACAGCCTGACACATTTACTGGCTCAGAGGAGATTGAAATTTTTTCTACTTGGGTTAAGGCTAAGTACACTAGAGTGTCATTAAACTCTAGTAAGTCAATTGATACAGATATAAGAAGGTTAGCTTCACATGGACGTATTGATGTAACTTCTAGTGGTGTAGGTGGCAAGGATTGGATTGTACGCAATGACGTAGACGATGCAACCCTTGCCATTTTATGGCACAACGAAGTCATATCTAAATCGTTGTACGAGTATTGTCTGCGTAATCAAGTAGACGAAATTATATTTTTAGCTTGACTTTTTATATCAGATGTTGTATAATCACATCGTGATTGATTGAATCACATAACAAAATAGGAGCTACAATGAGTAACAATTCAAACGTAATCATCAAGCCTGAGCTTGTTGTTAAAGATGCTAAACCAACGTACTGCTTGAACTGCAATGACAGGACTGGCTACGGTTTTGGTAAAGAACCTACTCGTCACGACATCCATTGGTGTTCATCACCATGTTGGAAAGAATACCTAGGGGAGAAATAACATGGAGACAGCAAAAGAACTTAGGGCAGGTGATGAATGGCAATCGCAACACGAAGCAAATTTTGATAATGCTCGTGACGAATGTATGACTGAAGCTGACAACATTGTCATGGAAGTTGAGCATATCGTACACAACTTAGACCAAACACTAGATGTACAAAATACTTTAATCCTAGCTGAAGCTATTAACAGAGTAATTAAACTAAGATACTACACGTACATAGACCAATTCAATAGTGTAGCTTACGATTATGATTTTACTGATGACATCAAGATGGTGCTACAGGAACGTTTATCTTTTGAACTGGAGGTCAGATAATGAGCAGAATTACAGATTGGGTTTTAGATATGGAAGACAAGGGTGAGATTGAATTAATTGAGACACAACACTCACTTCCTATCTCTCCTGTTTTTGTCGATTCAGATGGCAAAAGAAAACGTTGGGTGCAGTCAGTTGATGAGGCACATTATAGATTTGTTAAGAAGGAGCATAACAATGGCTAAATCAATTGGAGCAAAGGGAATTATATTAAAAGCGAGAAGTGGTCGACCTGACGATTCTCGCAAGGCTAGACGAAAGTTAGAAAGACAACAATTGAAAGAAGCTAAATTATTAAGGAGAAGTAAATGAGTAATCAAGATGAAGTTTTAGCATATGTACGTAACAAAGGCAGTATCACTTCACTAGAAGCAATTAATCATATAGGTGATACAAGACTAGCGGCAACTATATTTGTCATGAAAACTAAAGGTCACGTGTTTGATACTGAGTATCCAGTAACAGTAAAAAACAGGAGGGGCAAAGATTGTAATGTTGCTAGGTATCACTACAAAGGTATGAAAAATAAGGAGAATAAATAATGTCAGATATTAAATTAACTAAAGTACAAGGTGGTGCTGATTATGCAATGGTACATGAACGTGTAAAGGCATTTTGTAAACGTTATGATACTGGTCAAATACTTACAGAAATTGTTAAAGATGAGCTAGGTCATGTAATTTTTAAGGCTCACGCTGTAGTTGATGGTGTCATTAGGGGTACTGGACACGCACACGAGCTTGAAGGCTCAAACAACATAAATGACACTTCACATTATGAAGCATGTGAGACAAGTGCTGTAGGTCGTGCTTTGGCATTCTTAGGCTATTCACCTGATGGAAGCTTGGCATCATTTGAAGAAATTGAGAACGCTAAATTACAACAAGCTCAGATTGGTTTAGACAAAAAAACTCTCGCTGTTGCATCTGACTATATTTCTTATGTTTTTATTCAAGCAATTGAATCTGACAATGAAGAACAGATTGCTGAGTGTCAAAAAGATATGTTAGGTAATGACCCACTAAGACAAGCTGTTAATGCTAAACTTAGTGAAGAACATAAAGAGTATTTAGTTGAACGTGGCAAAAAGTTACAAGCTGAAAGAAAAATTAAGTCTGAGAAGAAATTAGAAGATAATAAAGCTCATGCTAAAGCTTTTGCTGATAAACAAAAGAACACAGAGGCTAAGTAGCACCTACGCTGTTGTCGGGGAATCCTATAACCTCGTTAGTTAAAGACAAACGCTACTGGATTGACTGCCCTAAGCAGTCACCTAATTTAATTTAAGGAGACGTAATGGTTAACAAAGTAATACTAGTGGGTAACCTCACAAAAGATGCAGAGTACAAACATGCAAGTACAACAATAGCTTTGCTTAATTTAGCAACTAATGAATCTTGGACAGATAAACAGACTGGTGAGAAAAAGTCTAAGGCTGAGTATCACAGAGTTGTTATCTTTGGTGTACTAGCTGATGTCTGTCAAAAGTTACAGCTTCGTAAAGGGTCAAAACTTTACGTTGAAGGTCAGCTAACTCACAGAAGCTACGAGCAGAATGGTCAAAAGAAATACATAACAGAGGTCAAGCTCTCAGGCTTTAATTCTGCCTTACAATTGCTAGATACTAAAGGCGAAGCTAAGGGCGAGATGGAAATAGGCGATTTAGGCGAACCTAAGCCTTTTCAGCAACCAATAACACCTGTTGCTTCTGATGGATTTGAGAACGACATGGATGACATCCCTTTCTGATATGAAAAAACTAACACTAATATTTGCACTTGCTTTGACTGGCTGTAGTGCATTGACAGACAGACTATCTGAGGAAGACCCTCTACTAATACCACCAAATATAATTGATGATGAGGTAGGGCAGATAATTTGTGTAACCGAATACCCAAAGATGTGTGATGGGTTTTTAACTGATAAGAAAATTGATATTGAGGAGTAGATATGAGCATATTTAATCGTAAGTTAGACAGGTACAAGCCATACATAAGTAGGTCGTTAAACATTGAGTACATGAATGCAAACTTTACAAAAGAATCATTAGAGAAAGTTTGTCGTAAATACAATTATGAAATTGACAGACGTAAGAAAATGTCAACTATAGTGGATGAAATCTATGACCTTATTGTATGAAACTTTTCTACCAGTAATTTTATTAATTATTGTAGCATTCATTGGTATGGGTTTAGTCATGCTCCTGATGTCACTAGGAATGCCTGATGAAGAAGAATAAATTTACTGATGCAGACTTAATGGCTTTTGCTGATAAAGAAACTAAAGGTGAGAAAGCTATGGATATTTTAAGTGTGCTATTGCAGGGAGACGATGAAGCAAGAGAGTTATCTGCTAGATTAGATGTCTTTGTTGATACTCGAAATGCATTAGTAAACAATATAATTAAGGAGAACAAATGAGAAAGCTATGGTATTGGTTTATCTTTTTTTATAGTATTGGTTTTATTATCGAAGTCTGTGCAATAGTTTATCTTGCAATGTGGTTTCATCAATACGAACAATATATACTCTAATGGCTACATTTAGAACAATTGTCTACACTTTAGATGATGGACAAAAAATAACAGCACGTGAATTAGCAAAAATTATAGGAGTATCTGAGTCTGCTTCTCGTAATAGATTAATTAGAAGCTCTGACCCTAAAAAAGTTTTCAAACCTTACAGTATATCTAATGGTGGTAAAGCTAGAGGTTCACAAAAAAAGAGAGAGCAAGATGCAAAAGACAAAGATGCAGAGATGATGAAATTTGCGTTAAAGCACATATGATTGTAAGACCTATACAAAATTACGAAACTAAAACTTGGCTTTTAAACAAACATTATGCCAAGCGTATGCCTTCAATATCGTATGCGTTTGGCTTGTATGATAATGATTGGCTTGTAGGTGTATGCACTTTTGGTTTTCCTCCTAATTACAATTACAATGAAGGCAAATGCGTTTTCAATGATTATAAATGTTTAACTCTTGAATTAAACAGATTGGTTGTCAATGATGGTTTACCTAAAAACTCTTTATCTCAATTTGTTTCTAAGTCATTGAAATTCCTACCAAAACCATCTTGTGTAGTATCTTACGCTGACCCTAATAATGGTCATCATGGTTACATTTATCAAGCTACTAATTGGCTTTATACAGGAGTAAGTACACCTAAACATAAATACATACTTGAAGATGGTACTGAATTTGACATAAGAAGAGGGTTAGATACTAAAGCAAAAGTAATAGATAAAATCAAAATTGACTCTACTCACAGATATTTATTTTTTAATGGTTGTAAATCCGATGTACGAAAAATGAAAAAAGATTTAAAGTTTGACCTACATAAATATCCTAAAGGACAAAACACAAATTATGACTCTTCAGGGTACGTTGAGACCCAATCTGCATTTAATTTTTAATTTTATTTAATTAACTAGACTTGACTTTTCGTATCAACTCAGGTATAATGACCTTGTCATTGAGATAAAATGACATTGTTTTAATACTATATAGGAGTAGTTAATTGAGCAAAATAAGTAAAGAAGCCTATCAAGTCTATGGCAAAGTCTACAAGATTTGGAAAGACTCAACAGGCAATGCTTCAGTTGGTTGGAGAAGTTATGGTAAAAACCCTGCTGACTTCAAACTTGCGAAGCGTTTTATAAAAGAGATTTGGAAAGAAGTCCTAGAGAAAGACTTTCCATATCCAATGCACCCCTTACCAGTTACTGGCAACAGACACACTTGGATTCGCAATGGTGTGCTTTACATTAACTGTGAAAAGGGATGGCAAAACATAAATCATGCGATTGGACATCTCATGGCTTATAAGAAGTATCCTAACAAGAGACCACATAGTGTTGAAAATGCATGGCTTGAAGTTAGAGGTGCTAAGTTAGTTGTAGAAAAATATCTTAACAAATAGGAGAATACTATTAATACAAATATTAAAATTTCACTTTCTGATGATGAACGCAATGTCATCAGTAATATCTATCACAACAAGACTAGCTCAAAACTAGCCTCACGCAAAGAGGTGACTGAACTGGTCGAGTTGTTTATTCAACAATTACTTGATGGAGATGGCTCAACCTACGAAACTGTAGCTCCGAAGATTATCAAGGAAGGTTATCGCTATTTTATGAATGACCTTGAGGTATCTGCTGAACGCTTTCACGCTATTACGGAAGCTCAGAGAGTTGGTGACATTACTACTGAGATTGAAATGAAAAAAGAATAACAGTAGTTCTGTTTAATTAATTAAGGGGAGGCACTAGCCTCCCTTTTTTTATTCAGGTTTTAAGTTTCTTTTTCTGTGACCGTTCCAAGCCATAAAACCACCAAGTCTTAATGCATAGTAAGCTATGTAATTAATTACTTTAAATCCATTAACGTCAATGCATATATTTCTAAACAGTTCATCAGCTTCTTTTTGTGTCATCTTAGCTGTGTGCCCTTTCTTGCCACCTAAGTTTAGTGACTCGTACTTATATATCCAATCGTGGACTAATCCTCCTGAAAGAAGGACTCCCATAGGACTAAGCCAAGAACGTGCAAATTTGGGTACACTAGCACCATCAAAAACGAATCCTTTAGGTATCTTATAGTACGTTGGATGCGTATTGCCTTCATGCGTAATTGCAAACTTCCAGTCTTTTGTTATCTCCCACTTTCTTGTTGTTGCTATCCACAACCAAATACCACCAAACAAACCTTTGCTTTTTGTTTCCATAGGCACAGGCTTCATGTGTGGCATGTCTTGATACTCTATTTTTACTGCCATAGTTTCTCCTTATTATTTTCCCTTAGCTAATTGAGCGCCAAAATAGAACTCGATTATCATTGTTGCCCATCCGAAAAGCTCATCCATCTTAACTACTGACCCTGCCTGTACTGTTACGTACTCTACAACATCAGGAGTAATTTGAAATAAACCTAAGAAATTAAATCCTTCTTTAGTCGTTGGTATAACCATTTCAGTATTAAAAATAACTGGTGCTACTTGAGTAAAAATTACAAGTGCTAAAATTACAAGAATAATTATGCGCCTGTTCCAAGCCGCCATAGGGGATTCCTTGTCTGCCATAGCACGAGCTTGATTAATAGAATCGTTGCGAACCTGTAAGTTCTCAATCATCATTTTTTGTTGCTCTTGTGCCGCTTGACTTTTAAGTGCAAACAATTTAGCAATAAAACCAAGTGCTATTGGTGCTATGTTTGTAAGGAAACCTATCATAAAAGCTTCATTATTATTTCGCCTATACCAAAATCTGAAGCTACCATGACACCAAAGCCTATTAGTA